ACCCACTCATCAAGAGCCTCCACAGTGAGAGAAGGAAGTTGTTGTACGAGGGAGATCCCTTGCCACAACGGGAATCCTGGCTGAACCAACATAGCAAAAACTATGCTCATCTGGTTCTGGAGATTCCAAATCGGTGTGGTAAACCGAGGTGGAACCCGGAGCAAGAAAGCAACGGTTCTAGCTATAGCTATAGGGAAAAGGGAATGGCCTCTTCGATGCAAGTGTGCAAAAAGAGTGGCTGAATCTCCTGGATTCTTGAAGGCCTGATAAATCAGGCCTATGGGAATACCAGAAAGATCCCCATTAGGGCCAATGAGTCTCTTACAGAACTCAAAGGTCCCAATGCTCGACACCAATGATTTACTCATTGATATCGACACTCCCCAACCGGTCACTACGGCTAGGTAACGTCGGGCGACAACATCGTTAAGTATAACGACATCATCACCGACAATACCGTATTCCCCGAACCATCCCTGGATACCCTCTAAGTGAGCACAGTACTGGACAATTGCATGGTGTGCAAGTGCCAGCATGGCCCAGGAAGAGTAAGCACCCATCGGTTGCCCGACGGCATACTGTCGGTCCTCTCGAAAATCAATTCTTCCACCTAAGTGGTTGAACTCTGACCATCTATCCTCCCAATTACGGAAGGTTAGTAAGGAGCGCCAGAAAACGCTGAAAGACCCATCAAAGAGTCTAGTAAGCATAAACTGGTAGATATCGACAGGAATCCGATCAGTCGCTGAGGACAGATCGTAGGAGTATACGGTAAACGTTGCTCCAATGCCCCGTGCCTGAATAAGACCTTCTCCGACTTTACGTCGGAGCATGTCTACGCAGGCCTCCTGACCAAACGTACCGTCATTAGGAATCTCCCGTAGAACTGCGAAAATAGCTCTGTGCAGCGGCTTTAAAGCCATCTGCGTCCAGAAATCTACGATCGCAACTACCCGGATTTTCCCAGCTGCCTCGTGTAAACGAGACAGCCTGGCGGTAAGGCCCAGTTTGGATACTCGTAAGCGCATACCTAAAAGTAAGCGAAGGTTATATCGTATCCTGTTAAGGAGACGACGAATTCGTGTTGCAGGAAGTGCTACGGAATAATCCGGGTCCTGAGGATCAATACCTTTATTGGTAGAGACCCACTCGACTGGAAACCGTCTTGCACAGACTGAATACATGAAAGCAAGCCAACCGATTACCAATCGGAAGGCCCAATACCAACGAGTACCATAGGCATGTCTCACGAATCTCAACAAGTGTGTCAGGTTAGTCTTCTCGCAGTACTTTAGTACTGCTGCGTCTTTCAACGCAGAGATAGACGCCCGGCCACCGTTGGGACCAACTGAGGTGGAAAGGACGGCAAAAGAAGGTCGACCCAAGGTG